GTATTAAGCGAAGCGCTCCACAATCACACAGCGGATGGGCTTACGCTCAGCGTTGGCGTGCTGCTAAGAATAGCAGAGACAGCACACAGTCACACAGCAGATGGTGCCGCGTTATCACAAAACCACAACCTGAGTGTTACGGAATCTATACACGCCCAAATCGCTGATGTGATTTCCTTGAATCAAAATCATATTGTAGTTATATCGGATTCAACGCACGACCATTCAGCGGACCTAGTCGCGTTTTCAGTGGGCGCGGCTACATCAACCGCGTCAAGAACGTTTACAGTAGGTGCCAACGGACGAGTTTTGATCGTAGGTCCAGCAAACAGAGTTTTACACTAGTCAACCCAAGGAGAACCTTATGGCTAAATTTCAGATCGACGCAATGTTAGACACTTCATTGCAGTATGTCGAAGATCAAACAGACCAGATGTGCATTTGTTCTGGACAACCCGCGTCATTCGATGCCGCAGTAGGTAACACAGGAACGCAGAACCTGGCTGTAGCCACAATTGTTTCAACTGCGTTCACTATTGCGAATGGAGACGCAAGTGGTAGAAAGACTACTGTTGCTCAACAGACCGGAGTATCTGTAACGACTACGGGAACAGCGGATCACGTCGCACTAGTCAACACAACCGCGTCAACGTTGATCTATGTCACAACCGCGTCAAGTCAAGCCGTTACCGCAGGCAACTCAATGACCACCGCAGCATGGGACATTGAGATCGCGGACGCCTCCTAATGAGCCGTACGATTAAAAAAGCGGACGCTGATGGAGTGTTCTGGAAACAGGACCCCTCCGCTAATTTAGACTACACGATAAATTGGTCGACGCTCGTCGCGGAAGCGAGCACGACTGTCGTGTCGTCTGTATGGAGTATCTCCCCGAGTACAGCGAACCTTCATACGAAGTCCTATACCACCACAAAAATGATTACGTGGGTGAGTGGAATTGTTGACGGTACGACGTACACATTAGCAGGTAAAATGTGGGGCAATAACGGTATGATGGATCGCCGAATTTTTCGTATTGTTGGTTCGCAGGGTGGGCAATAATGGGGCTTCGTGACGCGATTAAAAATGCAGCCCAAGCAGCTATCGCTGCCACAGGTGATGTGGCGGAGACCGTTAATTACGACGCAATGGGTTCAGCCACTTACGATGTGAGTGCAGGAACGCCAGGCGGAGAAGGTTTCCGCTATGTTACCACTATGATATTTAGTAAAACAGTCAACGAAACATTCGGACAAAGCGTAGCACTCATGGGAATTGTTTCTCAAAACGATTTACCTATACACCCAGCCACTAAAGACGAAGTGACGCGCATTGTTGATGAAGCCAGTACGGTTTATGAGCTCGTAGATTTTAAAGAAGATCCCGCGGGCGCAATCTGGATGATGGGGTTTAATAAAAAGTGACTTTTGACGCACCAAAATTTGATTTTGATGTTAAAAAATTCACAGATAAATTGCACGTCGATTATCGTAAAGGTTTGCGGAAAATTGCACTGGATATATTCACGGGAATTGTCGAACTGATGCCTGTCGACACAGGACGCGCGAGGGGTAGTTGGACGGTTGACATTTATGCACCCGACCCAGAAGTCCTTCCGCCGTTACCTGAAGGAGCACCGCCGTATAAAAAACCTAGTTTTAACCTTAGTCCCAGCAACTTAGATGTGCAAATCGTCCCGCCCATCTACATTAGCAATAATTTAGATTATATTTTAGCGCTTGAGGAAGGGCACAGCAAACAAGGCGAAGGTATGGTTCGTCACACACTACAAGAAATCCAAGATGAGATATTAGCAATAATGGAGGCGGCATGAGCTTCGCTACAGTACGCAGAGACATTGAAAAACGCTTTGATACGAATTGGGCGACAACGGTCGTTAAATGGGACAACGTAGACTTCACGCCTCCCAAAGGCAACTACTGGGTGGATTTTTCCATACGTGATGGCGCAACAAATAGAAAAAATATTGGCGCCCAAGGTACGTTCAGACATTTCGGTTTTATTTCAGCGCAAATATACGCGCCAAAAGGTACGGGCACCCAAACCATTCGGGAGCACGCGGACTCTATAGCCAGTATTTTTCGCGATGTGAAATTTAACGGTATAACATGTCAAGAGGCTGAGGTTGTTAATGTGGGCGAGCAAGGTCCGTATTATCAACTCAATGTGGTCATCCCTTTTTACTGGGACGGTACTTACACAGCCACCTAATGAATGAGACGTTCAACCCGAATTTTTCATGAAACGCTTATACGTTTAGCTAAAGGTATGCTGAAAGCATGGGAAACATGGTTGAAGGAGCAAAAAGATGAGTGAACTCGAACACCCAGATCCTAAAACACGTTGGAGGAATATGCGGTACATGGCGTACTTCTCGTTAGCGATGTCCGCTGTCATCACGAGCGCTGTTATTTATCAGGGCGCACTCAAAGAATCACTCACCGCCTTATTATTTTTCTACTCCGTTATTATTTCAGGGTACATGGGTTTCAGTACAGCGCGTGACGGGTGGGGTAAAAAATGATCCTACTCAAGTACTGGAAATTTGGTCTGGTGGGCGTCATTATTTTAATGCTCGCGAGTGTGGGGTTTTTCGGTAAACAGTACATAGAAAAAAAAGACGCGCACGCGTTAGCGCTACAAGAACAACTCCTCAACGAAGTCAGTGACAAAAAACAATTACAAGAACACTACATTTCAAAGAGTGTTGAGGCTGAATATTTAAAAGATACGATCACGGTTTTTAACGGGCTAATAAACGAGCTAAATACGGATTTAGTTAATATAGATAACGAACGCCGTCGCGTTGAGGAGGTATTAAATGAAGTGGATATTGTTAAACAATTCGACTGGTTCATGGAAAATCATTTGGACGACCTCAATATTTTGTTACGCGGTACTATCAACAGCATGTACACTGCCCGTGAAACCGGAAGTGAAACCAGAAGTACGGATAGTGTACAAAAAGATCCCAATCGTTTGCCCAGCGCCACCAAGCCCTCCATCGCTATCGGCGCCGCCCCACCTGACGCCCGAGGCGATACGCGCAAATAATCAATCTTGGGTGGCGTTTTTGCCGGTTGATTTCAAGGCGATGGTTAATAACGGTTACGACACAAATGCGCATATTTTACAACGTGCGGCAAATGAGCAGTATTATAGCGCGTGTATAAAATCACATAATTAACCTTAAAAAGTATACATTCAGTCTGTACCAAACTATAATTATGCTATTAACTTGCACATATCAAATCAGCCTCGTTCAAAAGCCTCGCTATGATATCTCCAAGAATTTACTACTAATTCAAGGAGAGTATTATGTCATTTAGTGACACCAACCGCGTGACCCTACGCTGGATCAAAGAAGCGACATGGGGCACAACCCCAGCCACCCCAACAATGGCGACACTACCGCTGACAGGCGAGAGCATGAAAGGCGATGTGGGCAACGTTACATCACAAACCATTCGCTCAGATAAAAACATTTCCGACATCACGAAAGTAGGCGGTGGCGCAAGCGGACAAATTTCGTTCGAATTATCGTTTAACGACTTCGATGGGTTCATGGAAGGCGCTATGCAGTCAACGTGGGCGACAACCGTTGTTAGCAATAGCGTTGCTTCAGCACATTTTTCCGGTGCGCACATCCAATGCGACTCCTCAGCGCTAAACGGCATCCTCGACAATCAATGGCTAAGAGTAGCGGGCGCGAGTACAACTGCTAACAGCGGTGATTGGCGCGTGACAGACGTTTCAGCGGAAGTACCTTCAGCGGGTAAAGCGAAGGTCTATCTAGCAGACGCCTCAAGTGGTTCAGCCGCATCATTCACTAGTGAAGTTTTCGAGGCAGGAACAACCTTAAAAGGGCGTGTCCTTCGAAACGGCGTAGCACTTAAGTCTTACACGTTAGAAAAAGCATTCAACGATATTTCGGTATACGAACAATTTCGCGGATGTCGTGTGTCCGATATGGATTTAGCGTTAGAGACAGAGTCTATATTGACAGGTAACGTGAATTTCATGGGCAAAAACATGACGGTGTCTACTGTTGCCACCGCAGCGTCAACCACCGCAGCGTCAACCAATCCGAAAATGAACGCATCAGGTAACGTTGCGCGCATCTATGAGGGCGGTAACGCAATATCGGGCGTGTCATTTAAGTCGTTGACTATGAAAATCAACTGTAATGCGCGCACGCAAGCGAAAATAGGCAGTGACGCATTGGCGGGAATTGCGACAGGTGTGACAGAAATTACGGGTACGGTTTCCGCGTACTTTGAAAACAAAACATTAGTGGATAAATACTTAAACGGCACCTATAGTTCATTGCGTTTTCAAGCGCAAGACGATAACGGGGTGGCTTATATAATTACTATCCCACGAATTAAATACACCTCTTCACAAGAAGTCGCATCGGGTCAAAACAACGACGTGATGGTGGACTTGGATTGGGGTGCTGTAATTGATTCGACTAACCTTTATGCAGTACAAATAGACAGACTTGATTAACCCACAGGAGAAATAAAATGGATCTCTCAGCCCACAAGGTTGACCCAAAACTTGAGCAAGAAGGCGTTTGGAATACCATCGATTTAGAGACACGCGTTTTAGTTGCGCGTTGGATGAATCCTAAACACGAAGCTTATATAAGAAAATTTGGTAAACCTCTCCAGCAGGCCATGAAAATGGGTGCGCTGAGCACTGAAGCGGAAAACAAGTTGAAAGTCGAATCTATGGTTAGCTGTATTCTGTTAGGTTGGGAAGGGATGAAAGCAAACGGAGAAGAGCTTGTTTATTCTCCAGAAGAAGCTCGTAACATATTGAGTGATCCAGAATTGAGTTGGTTTACAGATTTAGTCGAAACATTTTCGCGGGACCTTTCCATGTATAAACTGGAAACGGACTTAGCAATGGTTGAAGACATAAAAAAGTCTTAAAATGGGATTTAGAACACGGCGATAATGAAGCGTTTTACGAAAGCATTGCACGCGACACAGGCAATACGCCCTCGGCTTTATTAGATAAACCAGAGCCTTTTTTACTGACCGAAATGTACATGCGGGCGTTCGGCACATTGAATCGCTCGCGCAAAGAAGCGCTCAGCATAACCGATATGATTAGTTACGCGAACGCAATGCAATTTGACGATTTAGATACATTTATTTTAATGATGCAGGCAGCGGATGAGGTTTACTTAACACATTATGGATACGGTTCTTAATGTACTTTTAAATTCCAAAGGCTATGTCGTAGGCGCAAAGCAAATCTCGCGTGCGAATAAAGTTATGCGTCAAGGTGTGAATCTCACCAAAGGCCGCCTCGACGGCTTACAGAAACAAATATTTAGTTTCAAAACCGCCCTAGCAGGTTTAGGTTTAGGTCTTGTTGCTAAAAGTTTTCTGGATGCCGCGAATACCACTGAACAATTCCGCGTTCGTATACAAGTTTTGTTAGGTAGCGTCGAAGAGGGCAACCGCTTATTCGACGACATGGCGAAATTTGCCTCTAAAGTCCCTTTTCAATACGAAGAAATTATGGCAGCCGCCACCCAATTATCGGGGATTATGAAAGGTGGCGTCGACGAAATCAATCAGTGGATGCCCCTCATCGGTGATTTAG